GGTTACTAATTTGTAATCCCTTTTATTTTGTAAAAAGGAGTTTGAAAAGATGAAAATAAATATAAAAACTCCAGAAGGAGTTCATGCTGAACAAAGAGAAATCGAAGCTTACATAAAACATATTCATAAAAAATATCCAAATCGAGAAATTGAATATCTAAATATAACAATAGACGATAAAGGGTATGTAGATTTAGAATATAAACTTGTTCCTGTTTCATTTGAAAGAATCAGAAGAATTACAGGTTATTTAAGTGAAGTTCGACAATTTAACGATGGTAAAAAAGGAGAACTTAGAGATAGAGTAAAACATACTTAAGAAAATTGAGAGGTATTAATATGCAAACAGAAATAATTGTTGCTATTATAGCATTTATAGGAACTTTAGCTGGTTCTTATTTTGCAAATAGTAAAACTACTGCAGTAATGCAAGAACAAATCAAAGGTATAAAAGAAGATATAAAAACTTTATCAACTAGAGTAGATAAACATAATAATTTAGTAGAAAGAATGGCAAAAGTAGAAGATTCAACAAAGTCTGCACATCACAGAATAGATCACTTAGAAGAATAGGAGGTTAATTATGATAGATTTAAATGTTATTAATAGTTATTTAGTCATTGGAGTTGTATTAGGTTGTTGTGGAATAGGATATGTTATAAAAACTAGCTTTGACTTTATTCCTAATAAGTATATTCCTTTCATAATGGCTGTATTAGGTGTTGTATTAAACATAGCAATATCTAAGTCATTTGATATGAATGTTTTCTTAGGAGGGCTTTTAAGTGGGCTTTCTAGTGTAGGATTGCACCAAAGTTTCAAGGCTTTAATTGAAAATAAATAGGAGATGATATAATGTCAATAGTAAAACCAACAATAGTTGAAAAATGGCAAAAGAAAAACAAATATGGTAGACCTGGAACTCCATTAAATTACACAAAAGTAGCAATTCACTATACTGGTGAAGCAGATGTACCAGGTTATAAGACTGTATCTTATTTTAATAATGTAGTTGCTAACGGGTACAAAGTTAATGGAAAATATATATATGCTAGTGCTCACTTTGTTATAGATCTTGACGGTACTATCTATCAGTTAATACCTACAACTGAAAAATGCTATTGTACTAATAGTGCAAATGATTATGCAATAGGAGTCGAAGTTGCAACAACAGGTTCTGATAATCATTATACAGATGCTACATATAAATCTATGGTATGGTTATGTACTTGGTTATGTGCTAATAAAGGACTTAATCCTAAAAAGGATATAATTAGACATACTGATGTAGTTGGTCGTGCTTATAAATTATGTCCAATTTACATGGTTTTAAACGAAGATAAATATGAACAATTTAGATTGGATTGTTATAACCTAAAAGCAGGCAAAATATCTGTTAATCAAATAGTTAATTGTACGAATGGTAAAGGTAAGGTTACAATAGTCCCAAGTATAGTAGAAAATAATAAAGTGAAATATGTAAGAATATTACAGGATATAAATATGCATAGTAAACCAGACTTTACAAGCAAAAGCGTAATAGGGGTTGTTACAAAAGGTGGAGTTTATACTGTAGTAGAAACTATAAAAAGAACTGGAACAGATATGTATAAATTAAAATCAGGAGTATATATCACTGCCAGCCCAAAATATGTAGAAGTATTTGAAAAATAATTCTATCGGACGCGACCGATAGCGACCGATAATATTAAAAGCTAGGGGATACTCTCCTCTAGCTTTTTTATTTTGGGTATATAACTTTAATTGTGGAAAAGAAAAGAGAGTGAATTAAAATTTATCACTCTCTAATACCTCTAGTAGTTGTGGAATATCTACTCCGAAACCTTCTGTTAATTTTGTACTTCCTACGAAATCATTCCAACTAAATGCCGTAGTAAATGTATATGTTTTGTTACTTGTATTTGCTCTTGTATATTTAGGTTTTCTAGTAGCACTTGTACCAAATAGTACCTTTGCTCTAAGCACCTCGAAAGAGTAACCTCTACCAGCCTTCTCGATGTTCTTAATCAAGTTGTTTAAACTCTCTGTATAAGCATTTGTGATTCTACATGTAAAGTAATTAAATATCTCATACTGCCAGTTATCAACCGTTTTAATAACATCTTGATAGTATTTCATATCTTTTGGAACTACCTTCTTCCAGTCCTCATAAGCCTTTAAAGCATCTTCTCGATTATCATGTTTATAGATATCCCTAAATTGTTCTTTTAACTCATAGGCTAACTTTAACTGTGGAAAGTCCAGAAACATCAGTTGCATATCCCAAATCTGTCTAGCATTTAAATCCTCTTTGTTCCTTAGTAACAAGAATCTATCTTTTAACAACTTAGACCTTCGTTTTTTATCTAATGAGCCTTTAAAAGCCTTTCTCTCGCCCTCTAGTGCATTGTTGACTAATTGTATTACATGGAATCTATCAACGATTACCTGAGCTTTTGGCAACTCCTCATATACTGCCTCTTTGTAGTATCTCCACATATCTATAGTTACTACTTCTATGTTTTCCTTGTTAGGCAATTTACTTAGAAAAGCCTTTACATCAGTTTTTTTACGGCTTGGTTGAATATCCAATACCTTACGTCCAATTATATCAGTATAAACGGCTCTCATTGACTTATTAAGATGTGCTTCGTCTATCCCTAATATAACTGGTGTAAGGAAAGTCATATCCTTTTCTAGCCTTTCTATGTAGGCATTAAATATTCGCTTTACTGTGGTAGGAGAAACACTATATTCTTCTGCTATATTAGCAAATGGCTTTTTAAGAGATTCTTTTTCTATCTGTTCTCTTAAACGAATGGTGATTTTATCTCTATCGTCTATACTTTTGTAATGCTGACTAAATGTAGTATCGCAATATCTACATTTATATCTGTGTGTATGTATTTCAATCCCTACACGTTTCCCAAAGCTGTTTAAATCCCTCACAAATCGTTTTGATTTGCCATGCTTATAATATTCAACTCCACCACATTCTGGGCAAGCCACAGGCTCTTTAACTGGTTTTACTATTACCGTCATATCGTGGTCATCTTGTATTGTGTCTATAACTTCAAATTCTGGTAAATTTAGTATGTTCATATTAATGTTTAACTCCTATGTAATTTAAAACTTTATCTAATTCAAGCACATTCATGCAATAGTTATATTGCTTTGGATGGGTTTTTTTTAGTCGTTGGAATCTATTAGGTTCCTTTTCGAGATGACATCCTAAAGCGCAAAATATGCAACCAGTACGTTTTTCTCCTGTTAATTCTAATTCAGAATAGTTATTGTTATCTATTGTAATTTGACCTTCTATTTGTCCTTTTTCTCTTATTTCTCCATATACAGAACAAATCGTCAAATTGTTTTGTTTTATATATTGCAATACATCCTGTTCAGTCCAAAAACCCATTGGTTGAGATTTCCCTAAGTTAAAAGCATTACAGCCTGTTTGTAAATATCTTTGTTGTCTAAGTAAACCTTCATCAGCCATAGTAGCAATAAAAGGAACTTTTCCAGTCTTTTTTTGATATTCTTTCATTGGCTTCTTTTTGAGTTCATCACAACATTGTTCTGAGATTAAAAATGGCGCATCTAAAAGGAATTGCCATTTACCTTTATTGAATCTACTCCCTGTTTCTAGGCCTTTAATTTGTCTAACTCGTAATGTATTTTCACCCTGTGCTATATTCTTTCTAGCAAGTCTTATACAATTACTAACAGACTTTGATATAATAGGATAGCCCTTCTCGTCTATAACCTTTTTAAATGTTGTTTTAGGTTTTATTATAGTTACATTGTCAAAGCTTTTTACAAATTTGACTATCTCAGGATATTCTAATCCTGTATTGGAAAACACCGCTTCAACATCTGGATACATTTGTCTTACAATATTAAGTAACACAGTTGAATCTTTGCCACCACTAAAAGATACATATACCTCTCCATTGTAATGCTCGTACCATTCACGTATGCGCATCTTAGTTTTTTCTACCTTTATATCCAATGGATAATTTTGTAATAATTTCAGTTCATTTATATCCATCTCAATCACCTACCCTTTAACTAATTGTACCATAGTTAAAGTTATACAGTCCACAGTTAAAGTTATTTTAAGTAATAAATTTTATATTCACTTGTCAAAGTACGTTTTCTTATTAATCCACAGTTATAGTTTCATACCCATAAAAACATCATCTTTAATTTGTATTAATTTTCCATAAAACCATTCGCCATCATTTTCATTTCCTGGATTTATAATTTTCCCTTTAAACTTATGCTCCTTCATATTACTTAACATTTCTGCAAATTCTTTTACTGTTATGAGTTTTTTATTATCATTCATCTTACATCCTCCTGTTTTGTTATTCATTAGCAATATCCTTGATTAAAAATTCTCTTCCATAATGAATTTTCAATCTATAACCATAACGCTTTAGATAGTGAATATAGACTTTTTTTCGCTTATTATCAGTCCATGAGATTACGATTCGTTGTTTCAAGTAATCTTTCTTGATAAATTTTTCAAATTCCAATAAGCCATTTTTCGCCCATATCAGCCCTTCTAATCCACAATTTCCTGTAGTTTTATCCATTGTTTCTTTTCCTTCTAACCATGCTCTTATATGTTTTCTTTTATTAGCTATAGCGAATGCTACATTCCACTCTATAGTTTTATTTAATTTTTCTTTTCCTAAAAAAAGTACACCTGTTTGTCCATTTGTAAACTTAGTTTTAGCTATATATCCATAAAAAATATCATCCTCTATAAGTCTTTCAAAATTATAAATAACAGTTCCCCCTTTTTACTCAATTATACCATATTTAAAGTTACATTTTCCACAGTTAAAGTTATTTTAAGCAATAAATTTTATATTCACTTGTTAAAGTACGTTTTCTTACTAATCCACAGTTATAATTTCATACCCTAAATAATTAATGATAAATAATATATACTTTCTTGAAATATTAGAGTGGTTGAATAGGAGTGATTGAATGATTGAAGATGAAAGATATAAATTATATAATGGTGATTGTTTAGAAGTGATGGATGGATTAATTAGCTTAGGTGTAAAATTTGACATGATATTTACAGATATTCCATATGGAATAACATCGAGAAATAAATGGGATGAAATAATTCCTTTTAATTGTATGTGGGAGAAAATACATAAACTAATTAATGACAACACACCTATATTATTATTTTCAGATGAGCCGTTTACAAGTAAATTAATATGCAGTAATTTAAAAGAATTTAAATATAGGATAACATGGGACAAACAATTACCAAGTGGTTTTCTTAATGCTAAACGTATGCCCTTAAAAAGGACAGAGGATATATGTGTCTTTTATAAAAAATTACCAATATACAATCCTCAAATGACTGACGCAGAACAAAAAAATATTAGACCAATTGGTAAGAAAGGTTATTCAAGCAATAATTATGGAAAACATATTACAAAATCTAGTAAAAATTATGATATTACAAAAAGATATCCCACAAATTTATATAGTTTAAGTAAACTTATAGGAGAATGCAATAGTTTAAATAGAGTACATCCTACGCAAAAACCTATCAACTTACTTGAATATTGGATAAAAACATACACGAATGAGGGCGATTTAGTATTAGATTTTACAATGGGTAGTGGTAGTACAGGTGTTGCTTGTTTAAATACTAATAGAAGATTTGTAGGAATAGAATTAGATGAAAACTATTTCAATATAGCTAAAAATAGAATTGAAAACATTTCATAAAAATCTATTTATACCCACCTTGAAATTTGTTACAATCTAGTAATATTTTAAATAAAGAGGTGGGAGAATGTTAAATTTACCAGAATTTGAAGGGGTATACAACTTTAATTGTGGAAAAGAAAAGAGAGTGAATTAAAATCCAAATTAGAAGAATTAGCAAAAAACGATTGTAGGTCTTTAACAAATTTAATTAATAAAATTTTAAACGATTATATTAATAGTAAATAAACAAAAAAGCTAAGGTTATCTGAAACCTTAGCTTATCTTTTTAATCAGGCATTTCTTCTTCCATTTTGAAAAGACTTTCTTTTATTATTTTTTGATCTTCATCTTCTTCTATTTTTTCATCTTCTATTATATTTTCTGATTGTTTAATAACTTGTGAAATGTCACCAATATTTACGTTAACTTGTATATTGTTAAAATCAATTTGTTTTAATATACTCCATTCACTTAATATTACTTGTATTGCATCATTTCTACTTGACAAGTTATTTTGTTTTTGGAATTTATTTATCATATCCCAAAAAGTTTCTTCTAAATAAACTGTACTTGATTTTTTTGCCATAATTAATCACCTTTAAAATTTTAATTTTGCAAATTTAAATAATCCAATAGCAGTAGCCATTTGCGAATTTTCAACTCTATCAAAATCATCTGATGGTTCAAGGTTTAAAGAAGTTCCTCCAGCTAAATATAATTTCATTTCGTCTTTGTTAATCCAATTTTCTTCTACTATTTGATTAACTTTTTCAGATCCTAATTTGTATGCTTTTTTCTTTAATGTGTCATAATCATTTGAACTATCTATTTCATTTACACTTTTAGATATTCCAGTTGCCATTAAATTATCTTGAATTATTTTTAGCATTGTACTATTTCCGTATTCAACAGTATTAGATAATCTGTCATTAAATTGGAAACCTTTATCAAAATATGATAGTTCCATAGTTCTGAAACCAACGTTAACAAGTCCTACTGGCTTATCTTTATTTACCTTTCCATTAATAGCATAGTATAAAGCCGCATCGCCCTCTCTAGCGATTGTTACATCTTCTATAAATATTTTCTTAGTTGCATTTGTTATATTGTCTTTTATAGTGATTGTTTCGCCTTTATATGTATTTACTATGTCAGCTAATACTGATTTCTTATAGTTTTTATATGGTACTCCAAATACTACTTTTACAGTATCTTTTACTGCTATATCGTTTAATGCTGATGCAAATAATATCTTCATAGTATCACTTGTTTTTGAATCTTGTGAATTTAGAAGAATAAGATTCTCTTTCTGCTAATAAACCAACGAAATAGTCTTCACCTTCTATATTTAAGTATTTAGGTTTTTCGTAATTTTCAAAGTCAACTTTACCTGAACGTCCATCACCATATACTGACTTAAATATTGTTTGTTTTGCCTCTCCATCTACTTCTGTATAAGCCTTAATGTAACCTCTACCACCATCAAAGCCTATAAATTGAACATCTTTTTTAGCCATATATAAATCCCTCCTAATGTTAGTTGATATTTTAATAATATCTTAATTAAAGTATATGATAAAAAAATACAAAAGTCAATAAAATAGTTTAAATATTAATAACATCTTAATTATTGTTTAAATTTTGTTAATATATTAATATATATTTTAGTTAACATTTT